CAACAGATATTCTCTCAACTGCACTAATTGGAGCATATGCTTTTGATATATTTTCAAAAGAATCTTGGAATAATGTTTTGTTTATAAGGTCATCGACATCACCATCAACCAATTCAACGATTAAATCTCTTGTAATTCGATATTCGGCATTGGAGGGTGATATTACATTATCAATTGGACGTACTATACTTACACCTTCTCCATATAAAGCTCCAAATAGTATTTTAAATGATTCGTCAGTGCCTCTAGTTGAATAAAAGTCTTTTGATTGCTTTATGAACTGTGCTTGATTAAGATTGGAGTTTAAATCTTTTTGAAAACCATGTAAGAATTGAGTTTTTGCTTTTTTTAAGAATTCATCTAAAAATAAAACACTTAAATTGCTAACAGAAGTATCTTTTTCATGATTTCCAGCTATTGTAGATGAAAAAACAAGATTTTCTGGATCTGATAGATTTGTAAATGATGTAATACCACTAAAACCTCTTGTGCAATTAACAAAACTTATATCTGTCTTACTTTCATATGTAATTACTTCATCATTAATTTTTATTAATCCATAATTATCAGGGAAACCTTCAGTATTTGATACAAAGATAGTCTCAGTCGATATTCCTGCATACTTTGTAGTTGATGTTGATTTTATTAGATTACCACTCTCACTTAACTTAATATAAGAGTCGATATTGTTGATTAAATCAACTGGCCCACCTTTATATTCTTGTCCAATGTAATATTGAGATAAAAATTCTCCAACCAAGGGAAAATCCTCTCTTACATAAGAGGGAACTTGGTTTTTTACGATTTGATTTAACTTTACTCTTTTTTCTGACATCTATCTTATGATGTTTCCGTTAGAATAACTTGTGGTGACTGTATAATTTGATCCAGAGGGGTCAATACCTGAACTGATATCATCAACAACTGTATCAACTGTACTACTATCTAGTCTCAAATAAAGATCCTGTAATCCGATCACATCATTTGATTCTGGTGTTGCTGAAATTTCTAAAATTTGAACATTATCTTTAGTTTTACCCGAAACTATGTTTATTGGATCTAAAGTAATTCTTCCAGTAACATAATTTACTACTCCAATGTTTCTTTTTTGTATAACTGGTGTTGAAAGTCCAGAATTTAATGAAAACAATCCAAGTTGTCCTTTCTCTCGATTAGAATTTGGTACATCAAACAGATAAACATCAGTATTAATATTTAAAACTCGAAAAGCACTTGATTTTATGTTAAAACCATTCATTGATTTGATATGAAATTGATTTCCAAAGTCAATAGCATACTCTGCAGTTTCAGAAGTAGCTAATCTCAAGTCTCTTCTCATTTCAACAGTTGTAATATTGGAAGTTACCGATTCATGACTTTGATCAATGACTTTTAAGAACTTACTATACTTAAATCTAGCTCCATAATTATTTAATTCAGAAGATTCGGCATATTTTGTGATATCTTTTTGTACTTTCGTAGATACAAATGATTCACTTGGTGCCAAATTAGTATTATAGTATACCTTGCTGGTAGTTTCAATAAACAAATACTTTAAATCAAGTATTTCCGGAACAATTCCAGCAACAGAATACTTTTTAAGGTCTCTTTTTATATTTTGTTTGATTGCATTTGGAACAAAATCACCATTTCGAGGTTTTATACTAATAAAAACCTTACCAAACTGTGGGGGAACTAAATCTTCACCACCAAAAACCGATATTGACTCAGTTTCCGGATAAATTTTATTTGGAATTAACATTTCAAAGTCATTTGCACTTAAGGCTCTATTTTGTGTTGCATAAATTTGTGGTGCAAACTTTCTTATTGAATCAACACTCTCAATACTTTCACCTCCACTTGAAGAAAGTGGACTTGATATTAAAGAAATTCCAGATGTCACGTTTATCTCGATAGAATTTCTTGTATATGTTAATCTTCCAGAGTATGTAAAGTTACTAACACCATTTGCATCGTCTCCAGAGGTTACAATATAAGAAACTTCAATTAAATTTCCATCTTGAAGCTTTTTCCCAAAGATACCATCACCAAATATTAGTTCATATTGTTCACTTGCCACTTCTTGTAAAAAGAAAATGTTAGAATTACCGTTAATTACTGATCCAGAATCATCATTAAACAGATTATCATGTCTTTCATACTTAATAGAGACTGTTGAATTTGAAGATGGTCTAACTTTTACGACCAATGTGTCTAAATCAATACCAGTATTCGGTAAAATAAACTTTTGAAAAGGATTTCTTGAAGAATATGTAAATGTTTGATTTAATAATGACCCTTCATATACTTCAATTTCATCAAAACTTGCAATTCCATCAACGACAGACACTGTTTTGTCTTCTGGTATACCAAAAACAAAAGATTGTCCACGAAATTGATTGCTAGTACCTGCTACAGGGCCTTTTTTAAGTGTCAAATTTGCAGGAGCTGGAGAAACTGATGAAAGATTTGCAAAAAATGTAAGTTTTGCTCTTGATGATTTCTTAGAACGAGGTAAGTATCCAATATTTCTTGCCAATGCAACTACATTTTCACGCAAAGTTGCTGAATCAATGAATACCTCATTGGATATCATGTTCGCATTGTATGAAGTTATGTAAGTATTGTAAGCTAATACGTCTAAAATTGTTGAAAGGTTAGATCCTTCAAAATCATAATCGCTGAAATTTGAATTATTTTTTAAATAATCTCTTAAAGTAGTTTTTATCTGGTCAAAATCCAGATTTGTAAAATTTGTAAGTGACATTTATCTAGTCGGCAGTAACACAAAATCTAATTGTTGTGGTGGAATATCAATTCCTATGATTTCATATTCAATTGTGACGTTCATTTCATTGAAATCAAAATTTGGTCTTACAAAAACATTCAGTAAATTCACTCTTGGTTCAAAATTTCTGATTGAATTACGTATTTCATCGCGTATGGCATCAGCTGATGCATCATCTATATTCTCAAATAACGATTCTGTGATTCTTGAACCAAAATCTGGATTAAAAAACTTCTCTCCGGGTTGTGTAAAGACAATATTTCTTATTGATCGAGCAATTGCACTCGAATCCTTCAAAGCAATCAGGTCATCATTCAGAGGATTAGTCTGAAATGACATGCTAATATCCTTATATTTTTGATTTACCCGTTCTAAAGGCATTTATGTGTAGTTGATATAACTTATTTATACTAAAAATTCGGGAGTTCTTTCGGTTGTGATTTTTCTTTCGCTGTTTTCCAGAAATAATTGTCATCATTACCAAGGCCATCACGATCATGACCGTTTTCAACCTGATAATATACTGTTGAAACACGGAAGTCGGGGTCTTTTGGTTTCTCTGGAGTTAAACTGTTATCAAAGATGCGGGTTCTGTTGTTCGGATACAAACAAAATTGCCCATTGTCGAGTTCAATCAGGTTATGAGACTTGTGTTCTGATGGATTCTCACTGGTTGAGTAGTCAATCGCATCAGGGTCTTGGTGATAATTATCAATCGTACATATATAAGTGCCCGTTTGCGTTCCATAGTCTCTTGTATAGACCTCATAGTGCATTGAACCAACGAATTGCTTCTGTACAACTGCTACCCCATAGTCCATACAATTCCAAAATTGTAAATTATGCAGTTCCATATCAGGGGATGGCTTCTCAGGATCCGAGACGAACGCGGATATTGGTAATTTATCATACATTGCAGCATACTCTGGTAAGTATGTCTCAAAATAAAAAGCACGTCCGGGAATCGACTTAACCGAAACCCAGACACCTTTCACGAATTCACCATGACCACTTTGGTGATCAGTTAAGTATTCCTTCCGCACCCATACTTCATAGGCAGGAAGGTTAGAAATTAAGCAAGCCATAAGTTATTAAACGAGAAGTTGCGGATATTTAACGATGAGGATTATAATATGTGACGAATACTAATACAATAAACAGTATGAGTAGTATCGAGAAGAACGCGACGACCATTAGATTACCCTTGTCTTCTCATGTCC